CGTTGCCCCAAGACGCTTCGAGCCACTCGGCTTTCGCTTCTTCCTCTAGCTTCCCGAGTGCCTCAAACACTAACTGCGTCACGGGATGATCCCGCCACAGTTTGAATTCATCCTCGCTGATTGGCAGTTGTTTCATTCTCTAACTCTGCGACAGACAACAGTGACTGCAACTTATCACGATCGATATCTTCCAGTGTCTTTTGTGCTTCAGAAGTCTTCTTGGCCGCATCCGCTTCCTTCACCTGAATGTCAGCAACCTTGTCGCGCACCGTAGCTTCGGCATCCACCACCTGCAACTGTTCCATCGGGCCGGGCTGCGGCTGTTCGACAAGCAGCGAGCTGATCTCCTGTGCACCAAGGCCAGCGGCCGTCAACAATTGCCGCAACGCTTCTACGGGATTGATGTATGGGTTTTCCTTGGACAATTCCCACACCAGTTGAGCGCGGGCCATCCGTTGAGCATCCGTCACCAGCCGCGGGTCAGCGTTCGGAATTACGTCAAGCGCACCGTCATCGTAATCCTGCTTTGCAAGTTGCGGCTGAACGTCAAGTACACGTTCGTAATCCTGTTCCGGTGGGTTCTCTGCGTTGAGCATGAACAGGATCTTGAATTCGTCGGTAAACGCCCGATAAACACGTTTGTGGATGGCTGAAAACACCTTCATGCCCTGTTCGATCAGCGCAAGTGTGGTGGTAGCCGTCTGCACCTTGTCGCCCGTCTCGCCGGTCAGGATATCTTTAACGCTCGTGATGTCCTGGGCAGCGTTGATCAGCAGATCAAGCATGGAGAACAACACGGCCGATGGCCCCGGATGCTCCATGTTCACGATCCCATCGCGAAGGCTTTGGCCGGACGCATCGACAGCATGGTATTTGCCCGGTTCCATACGGAACACACCCTTCTTCAGACGCACGCCGGAACCAATGAACCCACCGCCGGCATTCTGAAGGTGCCCGGCGTCAAGCATCTGGTTGATTGTGGTGTCGATCGCAGCCCCGAGTTTCTTGATCAGGTGGGCATAGCCGAGGCCATAGAACCCGCCGTCTGGGTCAGGGATGAACGTGTACTTCGTGAAATATTCGCGCCGTGGGATTCGGATGATGCGGCCGTCAAGTTCTTCAATATCGTTGAACACGTAGTTCGCCTGGATACGCAGCACCTTCTGCGATGCCTTATGCACCGTGACGATGTACGGTTCCTGATAACCATCGCCATCAAGATCAATCAATCGATGCTGCTCAAGGATTTCGTGCGGCGCTTCAGGATCGTTGTCAGCGCTATCCGCCTGTTGAATATCGCAGTCATAGAAACGCCCAGCACGCTGTTCTTCTTCGATCTCGTAAGGGTACAACGTATTAATGTGCGTGATCCGTGGCACTGTCTTGATGTCACGGGCCGACTGGTTCACCACGAGATCAAGGCCGGGCACCATTACCGACTTATTGCGGTTTTCTTTCTTGTCACGGAACGTCTTACGAAACGCTGCACCCACGATAGGCAACTGCATGAACATCGTGTCCGTGTCGTCTTCCCATTCCGTCATCTGGTGGGAAAGCTGCCATGACATATGCTTGGAAACACGGTGCACGATGTCGTTCTTCTTCCCTTCAGGATCTTCGCCGATGGGCGAAGCCTTAACGACGCCAGCAGGGTCGATTAGCGCAGGATAAGCACGAGCGTTAAATTGAAGGGCGGCAACAAGCAACAACGGGTAGTTGACGTTGGAAGCGTTCTTGAACGGATAGTTCTTCGTGGTGGCTCCGAACTGCTTGGCAGTCTCCATGCCCTTCTTAGCGACCTTCACCCAATCGTCGCGTGACCGTTCGTCAATCTTAAATTCTTGACAAGCCTTGATGCCCAGGTCGCTAAGCTCATCCTCATCAAGCTCATCGGCAACGTTGACAGCTTCGGTAAACCTCAAGAGACGGTCAAGCACCTGCTCACTGCTAGGCTGCTTCTCACCGGCCGACTTATCGTTCTGGTACATCAGTAACCCGTCGTCTCATCACGTGCAAAGCTGTCCGCGTAATCTTGCCACTCTTCGGCAACCACGGGTTCAACGGTTGCGTGCATCATACCCGTCATCACCAAATAACGCAATGCGTCCATCAAATCGTCCATATGCTTGACGACTTGGGAGCGAATGTCGCGGCCTTTGGAATCCTTCACGTTCTCACGGCGATAGATGCGCCACTGTGCCAGCGTGTGCACACAGGACTTGAATATCTTCAATTTGCCGGCGGACATACGTTTCTGCAAAGCGAAGATGCCTGCCTCCACGGTGTTGTCAGCGTTGACTAGGTGCAGCCCGAGATCCCGGTATTCTTCGGCCAACGCCTTGCCATCGGTCTGATTGATCTTGCCGTTGGTGGCCGGGTCCATCGCCCCCGTCATCCACTCACCGCGACCATGGATAGCCTGGGCATGAACGGCCGGCGGCTGCTGTTCCATGTAATGCTCGCTGTAGACGTAGACGATGTCAGAATCGCGATCGTAAGCACCCCACAGCGCCGCGGTGCGATTCCAGTCAGCGTCGAAGCCGTAAGCCTTGGGCCAGTATTTCGGGATGTCGATCGGATCGCAGAACACAAGGCTCTCAGGATACGGGAAGATCCGACCGGCGCCAAGCATCGGGATGCCTTTGGTGCGCGCTTCACGTTCGTGTTCGGGAATTTCGTCCCACAGGGCTTTCTTGTCCGCTTCGCTAAGGTGCGGCGCGTCATCCCATGTGGCTTGGATTAGACCGGGCATTTATGCTGCCATATCCGGCATAAATTTGAGGGCCACGTTGGACAGCCCTTCAAGCGGTGTCATTGTGCAAAGCATCAGGCCACCCGTGGTCATCGTTCGAATTAGACATTCGGTGTATACCTCAAGCGGTGGTTCTTCGTCCAGCCAAATAGCATCCTTCTTCGTACCCTGGAATTTCTTGCGACCTTGGTCATACGATTTGAAACCAAGCTTGGACGTGCCGCCGGACACATGCCGCACCGTCACCGTGTCCTTAGCACCCGGTACACCACGGCGTGACGTAGGCTCGCCGACGATGTACTTGAGGGGAATCATGCCGGTGCCCAGCGATCCTTCCTCACTCTCACCACCAACGCCCAACAGCTCCTTCTGTACGATGTCACGGGTGGTTTCCGACGTATCGCCAGCGGCCCAGATGTCGACAGGATGATCGATGCGCTTACCCGGCCACCAATCGGGGTATCGGCCGGTCAGGTGGCAAGTGACCTCATAGGCACCCACGATGGTCTTGCCGACACGGTTAGCGGCCATGAAACAACGTTCTTTTTCGACGTTGCCCATGGCAAAGAACTGCATGTGCTTGACGTACAGTTCGCGCCGAAGCGGGCCTTCATTCGGAAACCACGTATCGAACTGATTCGTCTGTTCCCGGCGCGTCAGCTCCGCCGCTATCTCCTCCGCCAGTTCTAACTGCGTCAAGCATTGGGCCAATTGTTCGTTGAAGCTGTTCGAGTCTGGCGCGTAGTTCATTGTCACTCAGCTCATCGAATTTGTTGACGTTGAGATTGATATCCTTCGGCATCAGTGAAGCGATGACTTTCAGGTAAGCGTCAGGCTTCTCCTGCCTCACCTGCTGAATTGCGAACTCCCCGTATTCGTTGAAATCCTTCTGAAGCGCGCGAACGAAATCCATGCTGAATTCGTTCTTAGATCCCTTCGGCCGGCCGCGGGTGTTGCGCCTCGAATCGTCTCCAGGCTGAAACAAATATGCCGGTAATTTACGATCAGTATTTACTGAATTCTCAGCAATTGCCATGGAGTTCAATTAACCCGTAATTGCCGCAAAAAGCCAACCTTTTCCGGGCTTTACAGCGAAATCCCAATTAACGCCGGCAGCCAAAGGTTTATCGGAAGTCGTGGCGGTTGGATTGCTACCCACTTTGCCGTGGTGAAGAACATCACCATAAGCAACCACGTACCGCGTGCGGGCATTAAAAGCCGAAGACTGGGCAGACGTTCCACTGGTTGTAATGGTCTGGATCGCAACGGCCGGCTCAACAGGAACCTGGACAACACCATTCACGGTTTGCGGAACATCGGCATACTCAGAAAGCCAGATCGTAGCCATTAATCATCATCCTCTTTCAAACACCACGAACCCGCAAGGCGCTGGTTCATCAATTGCCATCAACTCATTACCGTATTTATCCAAGAGCCCTGTAGATCGGGGACCATGTTCTTGCTCAAACACTGTCACCGTGGATTGTTGATGTGGATAAATATCAATCTCATCCTCACACCGCTGTGCACGGGGGAAATACTTGCGCATGTTCTTCCTCAAGCAAGGGACTACGGATCAACACTAACCGATTTTCTCATACCAAACAATACCCCACGCTACGCAGCGTCTTGATCTGCAATGGCGCCCCACGCATCCCTTTGCGTATCTCACTCACCCTCACCTTAATCGAATCAAAGCTGGGCCACTCACAATGCGGCCGGCATCCGTACAGATAATTCTCAATCAATCCGTACCGGACAATCCGACCGTCAGCCTGAACCAAGAGCCGGAACAATCGTCGTTCCATCGGTCGCAAATGATAAGTCCCGCCTTCCCACGTCACTTCATCCCCCGTGAAATGCAATCCCTTGTACTCTTCCGGTAACTGCCATCCATCCTGAAATTCAAACCCGCACTTCGGACATGTAATCATTGACTTTTCCCATTCGTTGCCATATAAAACTTCATCTTGTGACCCGCAAATACGCCCCGTCACGATCCGTCACGATACGTCATAATAGATCGTATTATGACAGCCCCGCAAAACCCTGATTTCACAAGTGTTTTGCCCCTCCACGTCACAGAAGACACGATCCACAAAGAAATGCCCTTGCGTGCCCGCACGCGCGCGTATCTCTCTTTTATATATATTATTATGACATTGTGACATGGTAATAGGGTATAGTATATAAAACAAGGACTTACAAGTCTGTCAT